ATCTAAACCAAATCTTTCTGCTAATTTTTTATCAGCCTGAATTTGTTCAAATAAAGTTTCTGCATCTTTTCCGTAATTGCTTGCAATATCTGTAACGGAAACAATTCCATTTTTTAATCCTTGGATATTAGCTTGAATTTCTTTTAATGGATCAATCCAAGGAAATCCTTTTGGCTGAAAATTAGGTTTGTTAAATTTTTCATACTTTCCCATTGGTAAATTCATTTCGTTTGATGTCATCGCCATCTTTAACCAATCAGAAAAAACAGGTTTACAGAAATGATCAATAATAAATTTCTGCATTGTTTTAAAATATTCTCTTTGTTCTAATTCGCCTTGCCTAATAGAGGAGTAGTTCACTTGAGTTAAATCATTGGCAAGGCTGTGATAAGAAATATTTAATCCTGATGCAATCTGTCTTAAAATAGATTTGACAAATGTATCAAATGCACTGGTGGGATGTTCAGGGGAAAATGTTTTAATATCATAACCAGCAGGAAGTTGTTGGAATGTTCCAGCTTCTACTTTTTGAATTTGTGTAAATTTATCTTCATCAACATCTGTTCCAACATATTCCTCTCCAGAGGGAGAAACAATAAAACCCATTTGTGAAGCATGAACTCTTGATGCGACCAACTCAGCTTCTAAATATCCATGTAACATTTTAAAATTTTTAATGGTTGGTGACATTGGTGGAACACCTCTCGTTTGATTAGGTCTTTCCATAAAATAAATATGTAAAATATTATCAGCAGGAACTCTAATCGTTTGTTTGGACTTCGGTGTACCAATAAAATAATCGTAAGGATTATATTCAAATAAATGATAAGCCACAGGTCTATCCGTATCTTTTTCTAATTCCACGCCCATTCTAATAGTGTTTCCATTAGGAAGGACTTCATTCTTTTCTTCGTCTAATAGGTCAATGTCTAAAAATTTTAGTGCAAATAAATAACGATTAGATTTGTCTTTCACCATTTGGATTAAGACCTCACCATCAACAAATAAACTTTGAACAACCATTTTTAAAGCATCATGAAATGAGAATTTTTTATCAGTGGTACAATTACCGACTTTGCTCCATTCTTTCCAACGACTTTCAATAATGCTATTCGCAACAAAGTCTAATTCATTATTGGCATCTTTAGATCGGTTCTGTAAAACCATTCCCTGATTACCAACAATATTTGTCACCATTAAATTCACAAATCGTTTTGCATATTCGTTATTGCGATATAATTCTCTAGTGCGATCTCTTAATTGTCTTAAACTAAATCTGATTTCATCATCGGCTGATCTTGTTTGTTGAACAAAGTCTGCTAAGAAACGAGAAGTCTTAGCTCCTTCATAACTTCTTTTTTGTTTTTTCTTTGAACCGAATTTAAAAAAATCTTTTATTGCCATTAATCAAACCTTACCTTTACTAAGTTGCCTACTCCATAACGACCACCCTTTTGTCGTTTCTTCTTTTCTTCATATTGATATTCTGATTTATAATAATTTCTTAATTGTGTTATTTCTTCAAAACTAAATTTGGTTAAACTTCTTCCACCAATACTATAAGAACTCACATCTCCATTTGATGCTTTCGTTTCTAAAAATGCCTCGATGTAATCCAACATCTTTCTGGCATGACTTCTTTGATCATTGTTAGAAGTGTCATAATTATCAACAACATGAAAATGACCTGATCCAATACTGAGTCTTTCACTGTCAGAATTTCTGGTGATATAGATTTGATAGTCGTATTCTCCAACAGTGTAATTCTCTGAAGTTGCTGATGGGATAGAAATCAAATAATCATCCCCTGATGCTGTTGCTGTTACTTCAATTTCTTCATGGTTCGGTGTTAATTTTCTGGCTGAATATTTTAAAGTATAGAGAGAATTAGAATAATCTGTGCCAAGATCAGTTCTTTTCCATTGATTTAAATCTCCCTTTTTTATTTCTAAAGGTTCTTTTTCTAGTATGTTTGCAGTATCAAATAAATTCGCCATTTATGTATCCCATGAGTTCACAAAATTATTTTGTATCATAACCTTCTTTTGAGTCACCTTATTTTCTTCTTGACTATCTATTCTATGTTTAACCTTATTTAGGTCAGCGTTCAAGCCAATAAATGAGGCGTAGCCATAAACTAAACAATCCAGAGCTTCGTTTCTTGTTCTAGTCTTAACATACTCTCTGGTTGGTATTCCTTTAACGTATTTCGTCTTAACTCTTTCTGATTTCAACTGTAAAAAATACTCATCATCTAAATTTTTAGGAAAATGAATATAGCCAGCACCTTCTTGATCTATCTTTAATCGTGCAAATAAAACATCTTTTGCACTACTGACTCCAATCATAAATAATGGGGTTCTCATCGAATTATTAGTTGAGGCTCTTTTAGGGAATATTGGTCTTGATCCAGCCATACCTTTGATCGCTAATATTCTTCTTCTAAATCGTGAACGACAAAAAGAAAGAACTTGGTTGGTAAAGTGACCACCACTATCAACGCAAGCAGTTGCCAGATTTAATTTTTTTCCATCTTCTCTAACAAAGGTCTTACTCAATTCTTGGTCTAATTTATCCCATAATTGATTGGTAGAAGGATCACCATGAATGATGCGATGGTCAATAATCCACATCTCCTCATCAAATCCAACCCCAATGAATGTGACTTCCAATCGTGTATCTTGAACATCGACTCCAGCACAAACAACCAAAACCCCCTCAGGTACATTTTCATAAGTATAGGCTTCAATTCTTTCGTGTAAGGGAATGTCAATTCCTTCTCCCTTATCCTCAAACGACTCTCCCAAAGCTGTGTTAATCCAAACCTTTAACGTCTCAGGAAATTTTTTGGCTTCTAAGAAGTTTCTGACTGTATCGGATAATCGAGTCCAACTAGAATAGAGTTCGGATAAATGGAAAGAAGCAACTCCAGTAAAATCTTTCGTGGCTTGCCAATGACCTTTTTTAATTGCTTGCCATCGTTGAGAGTCATTCCATCTTGCTTGACAATGCTCACAACAATAATGTGAGGCTTCTAAATTTTCTTTATCAAAGATTACATTTTGCCATTTGAGGACTTGATACTCTTCACACTCAGGACAAGGCACTTCAAATTTTCTTTGATCACCTAATTCATATTCAGCTTCAATTCTACTAATTCCTTTAATGGTGGGTGTTGAACAAATAAAAATTTTTCTATCCCAGAATGTTGTTGTTCTTTTAATGGCTAGATTTAACGGATCACCTTCTCCACCAGCCGATAATTCAAAACGATCTAATTCATCTACTAAAAGAATTTTAATTGGTCTCGATGCTAAAGAGCTAGGTGAGTTAGAACCAACAATAGAAATGTGACCACCATCAAATTTTTTATGCAGTGTCGTGTTCTCTGCAAATCTTGTTCGTGGGTCTTTAATCAATCCTTTAAGAGAAGGACAGTCTCGTATCATCGGAGCTAGTCTATCTTTAGAAAATGATTGAGCCATCGCCAAGGTGGGTTGCACTACTAATATTGGTGCTGGTTCATGATGAATATAATATCCGATAATATTCTCTAAGATGGTTGTCTTACCAATCTGAGAGCTGGTCATAAAAACAACTCGTCTGACCTCAGGATCAGAAAGTGCATCCATGACTCCCTGTTGATAGATTGCTCTATCAATATAATACTTTCCTGTTTCACTAGAGCTTTCTGCTGAGAGGAAACGAAATTCCTCAGACCATTCGCTAACTGTTAGATGCTTCGGTGGTTTGAACTTCTTCAGAGTTGCTATCGTCAGCTTCTCCAAGTTCCTCACTGTCTGCAAGGGGTACTTCTTTGTTTTTGCTAAGTTCATCAAGTGCTAAATGTATCTCCTTATTTAATAAGTTCTTACAAACTTCTATACTACTCTCCACAGCCAGAATAGGTGCTAGCTTGTTGGGAATGGATCGCATCTTTTGTTTACAACTATGAACAATAGATGACCATTGTTGTTCTATTAGTTCTAAAGGGATTAGAATACCTTTTTGCTTCTTGAGTTCTAATTCCTGTAGTTCTGCCTCGGCTGATAGTTTTCTTTTTCTGGCTTCGTCAAGGCTGATTGTTTTGTTCTCATATAAGGCTTTGACCACATCCTTCATTAAATATAACTTGTGACCTCTATCCTCACCAACAGACTCAACTTTGGCTAGAGTATCATTTAGCTTATATCCTGAGACACCAAGCTCTGACCTAATACCATTAGCTGTGAACTTTTGTAATTCCTTCATGTGGCTACACCTGAACCAAATTTCCAGTCGCTAGAAAATTACTGTGGTCGCGAAATACC